TGAAGAAACAAATGTTTCGTACAGAAACAGAAATGAGATTCTCTGTGTTATCAGATAATAAATATCCAACGAAAGCTGCCAAGTATTGGCAATCTGTAAGAGAGCAGAATACACACTTTGAAAACTTAGTTCATCTATCATTTGATGCTAGGAAGAATGAAGTTAAGATAAAGAAACTACAAAGAGATATTAAAAAAGAAAAAGATCCATTAGAAAAAGAACTTAAACAAGTAGAGCTAGAAGAAAAGTTATATGGTAAAGCACAGATGGAGTTAGTTGCTAAACATAGAATGAGAGAAGTAGCCACTTGGTCTAAACTTAAAAAAGAGTTTGATGATGGTAACTTTGATAAGAGAGATGTGAACACGCACCAAGCTAAATCATATCTATTAAGATTACAAAGACAGAAAGAAACAATAACACCTGGTACATCACAACCTGAAGTGTTTAATGTATTAGGGCAACTAGAAGCTTTAGAAAAAGGTTTAAGAGAAAACACTTTATCTTTAGATGCTAAGAAAACTAAAAAATTAAAATGAAGTTCGACTTTGTTTATTTAGGTCAGACGGTTTTAAAATACCAGGTCCCTTTAGAGGTATTCGTAGGTCTTAATGAGATATACGAAAAACAAAAGAAACAATTACCCAAAGCCAACAAACAGTTGGTAGGTAAAATACAAGACGAAGTATCTTTATATTACTCTGGAGAAAATAGTGAGAAGATGCATCAACATAGTTTCTTACCACAAGATATACTTAAATGGTTTGATTCTATATTTGATCATTATCTTAAATGGAACAAAATTGGTTTAAACAATAGATCTATAAATTCTATTTGGGTTAATGAAATGAAAGCACATGAGTATAATCCTGTGCACATTCATCAAGGTAAACTTTATACAGGTTTATCTTCTGTAATGATTATGAAACTACCTAAAGATACAGGTGTTGAATATTCAGCAGAATCAAAACCCATGAATGGTAGACTACAGATTATTGGTTCAGCTAACGGACAGTTTTCTAAAACAGATTATTCGCCTAACATGAAGATAGGAGACTTTTATGTTTTTCCTTATGATATGAGACACTGCGTATATCCATTTAACGGAACGAAAGAAACAAGAAGAACATTAGTTTGTAATGTTGATGTTGATTACAATCCTGTATCTTCAAGAACTGGATCGGGGCAAAACGAATGATACCAAGAATGCCAAGATGGCAATCTTATGTTGCCACAACTACACAACCTATCTTTACACCTGAACAATGTAAAATGATTATTAACGCAGGTCATCAGTGTGCACCGCAAAAAGCAAAAGTAGGTGGTGGAGAAGAAGGTAAATACGATACTAAAAAACGAGTGACAACAATATCTTGGATACCTTTTGATAAACTACCACAAATGTATAAAGTTATTGAGAATCAATTATCTATTGTAAACTTAAACCATTTTTATTTTGATGGTGTAAGACTTACAGAGCCTGCACAGTTTACGGTGTATCCTAAAAAAGGTTTTTATGATTGGCACATGGATCTTAATGCTTTTGGTCAAGATGGTCAAAATCCAATACGTAAAATATCTATGACTTGTTTATTATCAGATCCATCAGAGTTTACAGGTGGAGATCTTTTGTTTTCAGAGATGGGTGATAGTAAACCTCTGTCCTTGAAACAAGGACAAGCTATATTCTTTGCATCATTCTTAAGACACAAAGTTGCACCCGTTAAAAAAGGTGTAAGAAAATCTTTAGTGATGTGGTTTGGAGGGCCGCCATTTAAATGAAAAATACGAATCAGTTACAAAGAAAGATACTTTTTCCAACTGCTGTATATTTTAAAGATGTAGCAAACTCAAAAGAACTTAATAAATATTTATTTAAAGAAATAAAAAAATGGCGTAAGGCAGATCCTGAAGGAGAGAAGAAAACAAATTCTGGTTTTGGTTGGCACAGTAAAACGGATATGGATAAGAGAAAAGAATATAAACCTCTTATCGATGAATTATTTCAAATGGCTTACGAATGTAATAAAGATTATGGTATATCAGGTAAACTAGGACTGGGTAATATGTGGGCTAATATTAATCCAACCTACAGTTATAATAAAACACATACACATCCTAACTCCATGTGGTCAGGTGTATATTATATCAAAGTGCCAAAGAACTCAGGCAAATTATTTTTAGAGGATCCAAGACCAGGACCTAATACACATATGCCTAGGAGAGAGCCAAATCTACCAGAACAGTTATGGAGAGTATGTGCTTATGAACCTATAGAAGGACGTATGATCTTTTTTCCATCTTGGTTGCCGCATGGTGTAGATATAAACATGAATACAGACAAAGGTGAAAAGAATTGGAGGATATCTGTATCCTATAATTTTATACAAGTATGAGTTTTAATAAAAATAAATATCAAGTTATACGTGGTGCTATATCAAAAGAGGTAGCAGACATTGCATACACATATTTACAAATATCAGCAGAAGCAGATTATTGGATGTTAGAGAATGGAGTAACTCATACCGGTAATAAACTTTTAGGTAATTTTAAAGACAGACAAGTTCCAAACTCTTATGCTAAATATAGCGATAGATTAATGGAAACACTGTTAATTAAAACTATAGATGTAATGCAGAAGAAAACAGGACTTAAATTAGTGCCTACTTATTCTTACACAAGACTTTACAGAACTGGTAATATATTGCAAAGACACAAAGATAGACCTAGCTGTGAGATATCTACCACGTTAAACTTAGGTGGAGATGCATGGCCTATATTTATAGATCCTACGGGGTCTGACAACGTCATAGACGAGTATAAAGGCATACATAAGCCTGGAG